TAGCAATAGGTGCGGTCATGTTTAATATTTGGCCGTTGATTGCTTTGGTTAGGAATTTTGTATCATAATAAAAATCCGTTTGACCTACAGCACCATTTACATAGGTATATTTAATATATGGTGCAAATGCGGGGGCTGAAAACATCTGGAATCCATCACTACCAGAATATGGTATGCTTAATGTGCGTATTTGGTCTGTCCCTGCTGCATCCGAATACCAAAATATTTGTATGGTACCGCTTTGATCTGCACGTACATGAGTTTGTACTTGAGAATACTCTGGTGATAGGGCAATAATGCCTGAGTCAAAACTTGAACCAGAAGCTAATGATGCTGTGGTTTGAAAAGCAAAAACGTCTTGTTGTTGTGGAATGTAAGCCATATTATTATTCTTTTTTTATAAATATTATTCAATATACCAATTGGAAACGCCATCATTATATAACCCAACGGCAATGTAATCTCTACGCAATACCGCAGTAGTACTACCATCTATCAAATTGCTACCAGATGCTACTAAAGTTATTGTATTAACTGTTGCATTACCTTCTTCATCTTTGATGCGATATTCAATTTGTCCTGTTTGGGATATTAATGGTAATTGTATAGAAACAGATCCAGTATTAGTGTATCGCACTCCTATTCTGTAATCGTTTAATGATGCAGTGTATGATGATCCGGTTAATCGGAATGTTTTAGTTGTTAAACTGCTATTAATAGTTGTGTTTGATCCAGATACTATTAGCGAACCCGTTATTTGTGTATCACCATCTATGTTAGTAGCAGATTCAATTTCATTAAGATATCCTTGATTCCCAATTCTAATTATATTGTTACTATCTACACCTATTAAAGATACATTAACACCGGTTGTGTTTGATCCATTAAAGAAGTATGCATTGCTTCTTAGATTCACGTTGCCGAACTGTACATCAATAGAGCCGGTTATTATAACGTTTTGCTGTAGTGGATTAACATATGAAGCAGTGCTAGTAAAACTTGCAGATATTGCATTCTGTGCCCAACTTGCAGTGCCAAATAACGATCCTGTTATACCTTGTGTGACTGTGAGTGATCCGGTAATGATTGCAGAACCAGACACGTCTAAACGTGCATTTGGCGTTGTAGTTCCAATACCAACATTTCCTGATCCTGAAAAAGATGAATTTCCTGTCGAGTTTACAACTAATGCACCTACATTTGTTACTGAAACAGTATTAGTTGTGGAGTATGCACCTAGATATACAGATCCACGGGTACCAGCTGATTGTATTGCAAAATCATTTTGGGCTCCACCTCCTGCCGCTGCACGGACATCCCAAATATTAGTTGTACTACTTTGTAATCTAACACGAGCATCTGAGCTAGAGATATGGAGTAGTTGTAAAGGGGATGTAGTTCCAATACCAACATTACCAGCAGCATCAATTACAAATGGTGTTGAATCTGGATTGGTTGAATCTTCAACTAAGAATGCATTACCGGTACCGGTTTGTGTGATTCTTAATAAATCTTCAGATGTTGATCCGGTAATAATTAAACTACCTGTTAATGCATATGATCCGGTAAGTTGTTTTGTATTTTTCCAAACTTGTGAGCCACTATCCCATGTTATTAAATCACCAGTAGACGCACTAGTTATTAACACATCGTGAAGTTCTCCAATTTCATATCCATTTTGTATATCGATATATACAATACCGTTAACAGCTTGAGTTATTGTTTTACCCAAACGTACTTCATGTAGTGGTGAAATTGCCGGGGTGTCTGTGTATTGTCCGCTTGATGATAAGTACAATGATGTACCTGGTGGGAATGCAGTTGTATTGATGTTTCGAATCAATCCGTTTGTAACAGCATATCCGGTTTGGCTGCTATTAATGTCTTGAGCTACGATACCTATTGTAGTTGCACTAGAAGGATCGCTCTCCCATGATGCTGTTGCAAATGTCGGTCTATTACCAGATTCGCCGTTGATGTAAACAACGGTACCTTTTGTTAAAGTAAATGAATTATTATTTCTTCCTCGTATAACACTTTGATGTCCTATCTCTAATTCAAAATTATTAACATCTGTATCTAATTGAAGAGTTTTTGTATCATCTGTCCAATGTAAACGACCTGTGTTAAATGCCGGTGGGGTTGGTAATATTGTAAAATCAATGTAATCAACTGTTGATATATACGAACTTGTTAGCAGTAAACTTCCGGTTATAGTTACATCTTGACGTAATGGATTAACATAAGATGCGGTTTCTGAGTATGATGCGGACATCATATTCAACCCAGATATATCTAAGTTAAAAGATGTTCCATTTCCTTTAACAAATGTTATATTCGGATCAGAAAAAGAAGCAGTTATAATTCCATCTAAAGGTAATGATGCAGTAACTGCATATGAAGCAGTTCCTAAAAGCGACCCCGTAATGCTAGGGGCAAATAGTGATGATAATTCTCCGGCAGAGCCAGAGGTTAAGACCTTTTTCCAATTTGGCATAGTTAGTTCCTTGTATTGCGGTTAGATACATACACTTATGCCGTGTATATGCCTACTTCCTTGCGGCCAACAATAATTTATTATAAATATACGTTATTTGGAATTTCCAGGCTTTACCGCATCTTTAACGGGTTTAGGTGGTTGCATAGCATCTTGAATCTGTTGTTCTACTTTTAGTTGTAGATGTGCTAAAAACTTAGCATCTGCGCCCTTAATTGTTATCGAATCCAATCCAGCGCGTAATAATTGCAATTCTGCTAATTCGTACATGTTATTGTTTTATGTATTGTTGTTGAAGTTTGTATACAGTTGAATAAAGAAGTTCTAAAGCATCACCACGAAAACTACAATCTTTAATCGTAGTTAATAGCAATTCAATTTCTTCTTTAGTCAAAGAAAATTCTCCCCCGCTCGATTGCGAAGGAGAATTCTGTGTATTGTTGTTTGTAAGTTTATCTAAAATACCCATATAACCTATTATAAAGAATTTTATGCATAAATCCAAATTTCGCCATCATCAGTATCGACATGAATAGTACCATACCCCGAGGCTGCGCCACCATATATTGGAGCGGCACTTGCTGCGGTTTGACCGGTACCGGTTTGTACTGCACCTACATATACTGCTGGGGTGAATCCGGAACTATCTGCTGCAAAAGATGATGTAAAGCCCCAACGCGTTGCTGAAGAATCATATCCAAACAATTCTCCTACGTTTTGAGTGCCTTGCTGAACTACAATACCACCATCGCCTGGTGCAACCGATCCAGATGCAAACAATACAAATCGGTCTGCTACTAGTAGGTTTTGTGTGTTTTGGAATGATGCTGTGCCGTTAACTGTTAAATCTCCGGTAATTGCTACATCTTGATTAAATGTAGTATCTGCATTAACTGTTACTAGAGTACCGTTATCTGTAATGCTAGTATCTGCAAATGCATCACCTGTCCATTTTGTTAAAGTGTTTGCTGATAATGTACCAGATCCAGAAACTTCAACGGTTTGTGCAGTACTGCCATTGAATGTAAATGCAGTAATACCAGTACCTTGTGATAATGAGTTAGCTAAACTAGTAGCAGATACACCTGTTAATTGAGATCCATCACCTTGGAATGAACCTGAGAATGAACCGGAGAATAAACCATTTTCCCAATCTACTGTTACTGTTGTTCCGTCTGATTTAATGAGTTGACGTTGTTCCCACAATACAGAGTTTCCAGCATTTGAATCATATAATTGTCTATTAGCGAAATCTGCAGATTGACTTTGGATAGTATCGAATATGTTTACTTGTCCGTTTTGTGCTTCAACAGTCGGGAAGTTATTATAATAAATCTTAAAATCATCGGTATTAATATAAACTTGAGACCCGGTTACATTCAAAGATCCAGAGATTGTAGTAGCACTATTAATATCAACTACTGTACCATTGTCTGTGATATTAGAATTGGCAAACTTACCATCTGTATCATTCCATTTAGTAACAGCATTGTCTGATAATTGTGCTGCTCCTGATACTGCTACGGTTGCTGTTGATGATCCATCGTATGTAAATGGGGCAATACCTTCTCCATTTGTTAGGTCTGGTAGGTTGGTCGTTCCCGTAAATGATCCTGAGAATGACCCGGTTAAGGATGCCCCGGATTGACCGTTTATTAAATAATTTGCATTGTTGTTGAGCTGTGATATATCACTGCCTGAGACGACGACTTTTTTCCATTCTGCCATTTAAATACTCCTAATGTTTAATATAAATATGTACTAGTTACGGTTCCAGTCCAACAAAAAATGATCCGGATGTAAAATAAATTCCACCGTACGGCGCCGGGTTTACAAGTTCGGCACTCTGTGTTGCTACTACTACTACTCCGCTTTCAGAAACTGCAAATAATTGACGAGATGCACTTTGTATTAAAAATATGTTTTCTCGTGTATTAACAGATGCAGTTACACTACCCGATACTATGCGGTTAGATTCTACTTGTCCTAACACATATGAAGCAGTTAGGGCAAATGATGCGGTAATATCATATAATAAGCCCGGGCGAAGCTGACCTGGTTTAAACTGTCTTGCCATTATGCCCACCTCCCATTTACGACTACAACATCTTGTGAATCTAATGTGAATCCTAATATGTTAGTATCGAATACAATAGTTTGAGAACCAACATCGGTGGGTGTCCATGTATAACATGCTTTGTCAATATATTGTCCGTTGATGTATATATCAAATTCATTCACAGTTGCTACTAAACTAGTAACAGGATTAATTGCTGCAGTGGAATTAATTGTAATTGTCGTTGTGTTAACGTATGTTGCAATTCTGTCTGTTAATGTTACCAGATATGCCATTATATCCGGATCTAATGTCGTTGTGCTTCCGCCGCCAGTTACAGTTACCGTACCTCCGGACATTACCGAAGTTTGTATTTGTAATATTGATGCTGGTATACTAGTAGATTGAAATAAATCTAAATCTCCCAAATCTACAAACGTATCAAACATTACACGTTTTATGGAATACATTTTTTTTAATGTAGATACCCTGGCTTCTTGTTCAGATAGTAGCGTTCCTCGAACCGTTAACGGTACTGATGCTCGTACTAATCGATCTTCTCCAACTGTATTAACAGTTTCAAATGTAACTTGACCAATACTGGTAGCAAAACGATTACCTTCATTGCCCCATAAATAACGACCATATGGTAATATTTGATCGATAACATCATTAAGTTGCGTAGTAAAATCACACCACAGCATCATATCATATTCTACTGTTACATATTTAGGAACATCGATAACATAAATTTTTTCAGAATCAACTGGCTGATTTGTTGGCATTGGAAATAAATCATCTTCATATCGATTTCTGCTATTATACTTTTGACGATATGATAAAAAGTTTCCAGATGGAATTCGATTAACATCCAATGTTCGTAAATTATCACTTTCTACCGCACTGTTTCTTTTTAGCATTATAAGTGGCGATTGTAACATTCCTTTTTCATCACGTAAATATCCTAGTCTACGTACATTGTCCCATTTTTCTCCGTTAGAGAAAATAACAGGTACTGGTATTAATTGACCTTGTTCTGTTATTTGCGGCTGAATTTCATTGTCAATATACCACTTAATAGCAAAATCAATATCATATAAAGTACGTTTTACAGTTCGTATTACATCATCATCTCTGCGTGTTTGTAAAGCTCGATTTAACAGCAAATCCGGGGTTAGTCCTTCTGTAGAAGTAGGATTAGGTTTATTAGTTTTACGATCAATATTTTGTCTGTTATACTTTGGCATTATTTATTATACCCAAATTTATTATCACCACCACGACGTAAATTTTTAATACCTAGCGGTGTTTGTCTTGTTGCATGTGCATCACATAACACAGATACACTATATCCATGTTCCGATCCATTAGGCCATGTTTCTGGATTTTTTCCGGCAAAATACTGATTAGCATCAACATTATCAATTTCGTAATATTCATTGTCCCAAAATATAATATCTCCGACTTCTGGAAAAAATGTTGCACGTTCTAAAATATCTCTTGAAATAGCAAATTGTGCGGATCTGGTATATGTATGTCCATAATCATCCATATTTGCTGTTTTAGTTTCTTTAGTTACTAAACATGGTATTAATATAGAATCATGATATGATTTTCTTTCAGACTCACCGTATATATTAGAATTGCTTGTTTCTACAACGAGTTTAAAAAATTCAATTTCAGTATCAACAATTGCGTTAAGTAATTCTGCGTTAAAAGAAGCTATAAGTTTAGCATCTCGTTTTCCACCAAATAGTGCCATATCTTATACTCCTATCCAACATAAATTTTTAATGGAACCTTTGATAATATTTCATTCATTTGTGTTGCTTCAGTGTTTTGACGTGTTAACATTTGTTCTTTAGTCATTTTTTCTAAAAACTCTCGAAGCTGCGTAATCAATGTTTCTTTTTCTGATTGGCCTTGTGTAACCAAATCCGTACCATTTAATGTTACTTCTGAATTCGGAATTGGAATTGTTGAATATTTACTACGAACATATCCTAACATTTCCTTTACTAACGCGACACCATATTTAAATATCCATGTACGCCCCATATCATTAATGCTGCCATATGGTTGATATGTATATGGTATATTTGATGCATCACTCACTACCCCGTTTATAAGTGCGGTATTTCCAAATAAAATTGCATCTTTACTCTTTTCTTCTTCTAATAGATATTCAAACCATACCTTGGTATATTTTAATGAAGATGCTGAAGAGCCGGAGGCGGATGTGGGAATTGGCCAAAATTTAATATCATCGCCATGTAGTTCAAATGTAAAATGTGACTTACGTATTTGATCATTAAATTCAATAGCTTGTAATCTCAATAAATCTGCATGTATAGGCATCATCATGAAACTTACAGATGGTGAAAACCCACCAAAATCAAAAGAATCTAATAGTTGTTGTGATCCTAATCCTGTTCCAACAAATGGGTCAAAATATCTTACAATTGCCGGTGGTGCATTATGTAATACTCTACGTATTTCAATCGAACTAGATGCTGATAATGAACTACTATCTGCTGCTAATGAAGCAGATACAGCTTCACGTATACTGTATGTCTGTTGTCCGGGAATAATATCAACAACTGCACTTCTCCATTTTACTCCGCCACCGCTATCTGCTTCGGTACCATATGCTTTTGATAGTTTTGTAATATATCCTAAAGACTGTCCCATTGGCAATCCGGTAAAACTACCTCCTTGCAAGAAAGCAGACCCGGTTTGAACTCCCATGGTATTCATCAAATTATTAACAATGTTAACTTGATTAATTTGGTTTGAATATTCAATTGTAGCAGATTCTAATGCAGTATAAAAATTTATATCTCGTAATTCTATATCAGTTATTGGATATCCAACATGTTGGGCTGCGAAGTTTGCAAATCGATCTGCATGTTGTTGAAACAATGGATCTGCATCGAAAAATCCAAATGGAGTAGAACCAGTTGTAAATGATGAGCTACCAGGCCATATTGGGCGATCTTCAGAGTAATCCACGATAGTATCCTTTTATAATAAATATCAGTATTTTTCATTTAGAAGATTTAAAATTTCTTCTAAAGCTTCATGTCGATGATTATCCGTTAAAATGATTTCATTTACCCATTTTGAGTGTTTAATTTTAGGTACTTCGTGAATAGCAGAATCATTGTTAAATTTTAAATCTACTTGATATCGATCACCGGTT